AAATGGATTGAAATTGCTCCTGAATCAATCGTATTTAGCTGTGACGTTGGCGGTGTAACAGGAACAGATGCTGCTCCATTATACGACCACCCAGCATACAAAGAACCAGTTAGAGTTAAAGCAGTAACTAATAACGCAATTACAGTAAACGTAGGTAATGCAAACGGACACGCAAACAACCATACATTCGTAAGTGCAACTGATGATTGTATCGATGCTAACGCATTGTTCTTCGCAGATCCTGCTAAAGTAATTAAAGCTTATACTCCATCAACTGCAACATACGACCCAGCGACTGGTGAGTTTGTAATTACGATTACAGGACACGATCTTACTACTGACGACCATATTGAATTACAGCCACAAAGCTTTGTATTTAGCTGTGATGCTAACGGTGGTGGTATTGACTTCTCACCTCGCATTGGAGACTTTGCATATAAGTTACCATTAAAAATTAGCGCAGTAACTGCAAACACACTAACAGTTAACGTAGGAGATGCAGGTACATACACCGGTGTCCATACATTCGTAAGTGCAGATGAAGGTTCAGTAGTTAAAGTTGGTGGTTCTCAACAAGGTGTATATGCAGCAAGAATCTTACAAAAGAACAAAGCTTACTTACAAGCTGAAGTTCAAGCATACATGGATACTAACTACTTCATATATGACAGAGATAAATGTTCAAGAGATACAGGATTTGCTCTAGATGCAGTACGTAGAGACTTAGTAACAGGTTCTAACGTTAACTCAGTATTCATGGGTAAAGGTTATAGAACAGGTACAGTAGGTGCCAATGCAGTTATTAACGAGCAACTTACTGAAACATCTGGTGCTATTACATGGCTCAAAGGAAAGATTGCTTCTGAAGTATTAACAGACGCAGCATCAATTGCTAGATCAAATGAATTATTCGACGAGATTATCGACATCATGGTAAATGGTGATGCTAATTCTGACGAGTTACACTTTGGTGAAATGGCTCTATCAAATGAGCACAGACAAGCAAGAGGCGCATTACAGGCTAACAAAACATTCATCCAAAAAGAAATCATTGCATGGATCTCAGCTAACTATCCAAGCTTCGTATATAATACAGTAGCTTGTGAAAGAGACATGGGAATCTTTGTTGACCTAGCTTCATGGGATATACAACATGGTTCAAATGCTGCAGTAGCATCTAACTCAAAACTATACTTTGAGAATGCTATCCCAGTATTAGACGATAATGAGATTGTTCCAACATCTGAAGCTTACTTCTTCGCAACAGACTTAATTGGAATGATTGTAAGAAATGAGAAAGTTACTCCACTTCAATTAGTAGCAACTCAAACTATTGTCGAAACAACAACATTCACACCAACAAATGCTACATACGATCCAGCTAATGGCCACTTCGTAATGGACATTGTTGGTCACGGTATGGCTCTAAATGATAGAGTTACATTGGAACCAAATTCATTCACATTCACATGTACAATGGATGGCGACGATGCTGCTAAATCATATCCAAGAGCAGGTCTAGATCCTTATGCACAAAAAACATATTCGGTTATTGCTAAGACAGACGACACAGTTACTCTAGATGCAGGCGCATCAGGTCCTAACAAATACTTCACACCAACAGCTGCTAATTATGATGCGGCAACCGGTGTAATGGTAGTTACGGTTGGACAACATGGTTTAAGAGTTGGTAACGGTATTGTTCTAGAAAATAACTCTTTCACATTCACTTGTGATCAAGATGGTAACGCAACTCAGCATACATATCCAAGAGTTGGTGATCCATTAACTGGTAAATCATTATCAATTACTGCGGTTGGCTCATCTAATCATGACGTATTAAATGCGACATACGAACCAACAGGTGGTGATACAGTATTAACAGTAGCTAATCACGGATTTAGTAATGGCGATTATATCATGTTAAATGATCGTTCGCTAAACTTTAAATGTGTACTTGATGGAAACACAGTCCAGAAAGCATATCCAAGATCTACAGATTACGCATCTAACCGTTGGTTACAAATCTCAGAAGTTACAACAAACACATTCAAGTTTAATGTTGGACCTTCTGCTTACAGAGGTGAGCATAGGTTTATACAAGGTACACCTAATATAGTAACAGGTGAAAACGTTGTTAAGCGCCAAGATGGTACAATGACATTTAACGTAGGTGACGCAGGATCAGCTTCTGCATCAGTACACACATTCGTAAGTGCAACAGCTAACGCTATGAAGCACGAGCCACAAACTCCGCATACATTCGTATCGGTTACTGCAGACGCAGTTAAAGTTGCTAATATGGCTAAACCATATACTCCAACAGCCATAGCTTATAACCACCTGACTGGTGTTATGACAATGACTATTGGTAACCACGAGTTTACAGAGAAAGATTATGTAATCTTTGATGAAAATGCAATTACATTTAGTTGCCCAACATCAGATTCTGATCCTACACCGATTAATATCTCACACCCACGTCCAACTGATCCAATCTTTAACAAACCAGTTAGAATTGATTCAACAACGCATGACACTATTACAATGCAAGTTGGTAAAGCTGGGGTTGATAAAGTACATACATTTGTAAGTGCTACAACAAACGGTGTAAGAAAATCACTTAAACCAAGTGTATCAGCACATGTTGAGAAACTATTCTACGGTCTTGGTGAAACAATTCGTGAAAACAATGGTACAATACCAGATATTATCGAGCCAAAAATCAATGCTCTTACTGCAGATTATGGTGCAACATTCATCGCATCTTATGAAGCAATTCAAGGTCAAGCAGTTAAGTACCAAACAGAAATCAACGACTTTATCTACGAAGAGTATAACGGTCAAGGTTACGAAATTAACAAATGTCCTAGAGATGTTGGTTATATCGTAGACGCTATCTCAGAAGATCTTGAGTACGGTGGTGATTCTGCTACAGTTTACAACGCAAGATATTACTTCGAAGGTGCAATCAACACATTACCATATTATCAACAAGAGCCATCAAGATTAGCATTCACACATATTGCTAACATCATGGAAAAAGTTGTTAAGAATGAAATCGTTGAGCCAACCTTTGGTGCAAGATTCACACCAACAAATGCTACATACGATCCAGTAACAGGTATCATGGTAGCAACTGTAGGTACTCACACATTAACAACTGATGACTTCATCTGGTTTACACCTGGTGCAATTACATTCTCATGTGACAATGGTAATGGCCCAGAAGATCACGCAAGCCCAGAAGCACATCACAGATTCCATAACAAAGCTTGCCCAGTTATCGGTACAACAGCAACAACAATCACATTATGGGTTGGTAATGCTGGGGCATATACAGGAGCTCATACATTCGTAGATGCATTAACAAACGGTCTATCACAAATTACTGGTAACCTTACAATGCAAAATATTAAGTTGACTCCAGCTGATACAGCAACCTCTCTGGTCGCCAAGAACCTTGCATTAGTGATTGCAAATATTGTAGATGATAGATTGGTTATCCCAGATTATCGCGGATCGCTTGATGTATCTGAAGGGCAACAAACACCTCGTCCGTTACCAATTGCAAATGCTGATACTGCTCCAGCAATGGATCCAGGCAGAACATATGCAAGAAAAACACTACAATGGAACAGAGAGTTTATTCAAGAAGAAGTTGTACAGTTTGTTAAAGATAACAACTACACATACGACGAAGCTAAATGTGCTAGAGACGTTGGATTCATTATCGATGCGGTTGCAAGAGATGTTCAGACAGGTTCTGATTATCCTTCACAATACTACGGTAGAGCATACAGAGTTGGTAATGCATTAGCTCAAAATGTAATCAAAGAGCAGTTAGCAGAAACAGTAGAAGCTATTAAGTTTGTTAGAGATGATATTCTACCAAGACTATCAGATGTAGCATTAACAAGAGCAACAGCTGCTTTCGATAATGTAATTAACATTATGAAAAATGGTACTGACGGTATTACATACGATTACGGTACAGCAAACGTTGGTGCTTCTGATGGGTCAGCAACTGCGGGCTTAACTCTTAACATTCCATTCTTACAACAAGAAGCAATTAGCTGGATTGCAGCTAACTATTCATCTCTAGTATACGACGAAGCTAAATGTCGCAGAGATACAGGATTCTTAGTTGAAGCAGCAGCATTCGACATTAGACATGGTTCTAACGTTGCAATGAGAGACTTCGTAAAATTATACTTCGAAAATGGTATTAATGTAGGATTACGTGAAACACAAAGAGCTCCAACTGTAGCACTTTACAACCACTTAGCAGCAGTTGCAGAACAAGTTGTTCTTAAGCAATCTGTAACACCTTCAGCTGGAAACTCAGTTGGCCAGATAACTTCTGGATTCGGTAACGTAGTTGGTGGTACAGGTGCTGATGTAGAAAGACTAATTCAAATCGTAGCAGACACACTTGCTGATGACTCACTAATTAATCTTCCACAAATTATCGAGCCAGTAGTAACTGATCCAGCTGCAACAGGTTATGATCAAGAGACTTCAGTAGCACTTATCCTAGATCGTAAAGCGTCACTAGGCGGAGCAGTTGTTCAATTCTTAAGCGATAACTTTGCATTCTTACAATACTCTGAAGAGAGATGTAGAAGAGATACAGGTTATATCGTAGATGCAATATCACATGATATTCAATACGGTGGTAACTCAGCAATGCACGGTACTGCAGAACTTTACTTTAAGAATGCAGTAAATATCTTACCAATTGATCAGCGTAAAGCAACAAGAGAAGCTTTCGAATACATGGGTAAAGTTGTACAACACGTTATTCGTAACGAGCATGTTCCACGTGAGATTGGCAGAGAGTTTACACCATCAGGCGCAACATACGATCCAGATACTGGTATCTTTACAGCGACAATTCCTGCAGGTCATAACTTAGTAGCAGGTGATTATGTAATGATCGCACCAGAGAGCATTGTGTTTACATGTGCACTAGACGGTGACATTGCAGAACATCCATCACCACAAGCTGGCGATCCATACTATAATAGCCCATACTACATTACATCAGCTGATGCAACATCTATTACAATGCAAGTTGGTAAAGTAGCATACGGTAAAGGTGGCGGTGGCCATACATTCGTAAGAGCAAGCTTAAATGCAATTTCACATGTAACTGGTAACACGGTTAAACAAGAAATGCCAGCGATTGCAGCAAGAAGAGAAATTGCTTCTGAAGCTATGGAACTCGCATTAATGTTAAGCAAAGTAGCTGACGATAACAATCCTGGAATGATTCCACCAAGAATTGATCCAATGATTAACTGGATTGATGCAGATATCCTTGCTGAGAAAAATGTTATTGATAGCAATACTGCTAAAATGGCATCTGATCTACAAGTATACATTTACGATACATACAACGGTATTTCATACTCTAAAGAGAAATGTCGCAGAGATGTTGGTACAATGATTGACGCATTATCACATGACGTTAACTACTCAACTAACTATGCATCTATTAGAACTGCTGAGCTTTACTTTGTAAATGCGGTATCAATCTTACCAAAAGATCAAAGAAATCAAACAGCAAGATTCTTTACTCAGATGGCAGATGTAGTCGAGAAGATTGTAATCGGTGGAACAGTAGATGCTTCAATCTCAAGCCACAGTTCATCAACACAAGTATCTTCTACACCAGCAACTGCGGTTGAAGCTGAAGAAGTTGCAGATCTTACAAGAATTGTAGAAGACGCAATTAGAAGAGATAACATGGATGCAATTCCAATGCTTATCGAGCCTAATACTTCTTGGGTTGACGCATCTAAGATTTGGGCAGCAGCTGAGATCGATGACAACCTTGACGAACTAGCTGATGATATTACTAAGTTCTTACAAGACACATTTACAATTATTGATTACTCTAAAGCTAAATGTCGTAGAGATGCTGGTTATATTGTTGACGCAATGAGCTGGGATCTTAACCACGGTGGTAACTTAGCTACAAGATGGAATGCAGATTTCTACTTCTGGAATAACGAACTAAGAGTTCCTGAGGATACAAGAGTTGCTACAGCTCAAGCTTATCGTCAACTTGGTAGAATCGTTTCAGACGTAGTAGCAGGAACATATCCTGGTCAGTCAATTAGAACTGAGCTTGGAACTGGCGAGCAGTCAACTCAAGCTACAGAGCTTGGAATGATCTTGTATAACGCATTGTACTATAATTCACCATTAGCACTTGGTCCTACTAAGCTACCAAACTTTGAATGGGAAACTGATAGAAAGTTCAAGTTTGCTAAAGACATCTTAGGCAATAACAAAACTAAACTACAGCGTGAAGTACAGCGATTCATTACTTCCGAATACAAGTTTATTGACTTACCTAAAACTTATCGTGATGGTAATAACTTAATCAAGATCTTAGCGAATGACTTTAGATCCATCGATCCACTTGGAGTTGAAGGCTCAGATAAAGCGACAAGATCTTTTGTTGGTGCATTATTTAATATCAATGCTCAGCA